ACATCCATGCCAGGAGGCGGGGGTTGTCCCGCCACACCTGCGTCCAACCAGTCGAGAGGCCGCACACGGCGCGCTCCTCAACGCCCTCGTAGCCAATGCCGCAGGTCCACCACAACGCGTGGGTCAGCTCGTGCAGCACGACATCGACCAACAGAGCGCCGAAGCATTCTTCGGAGATACTGATCACCTGCCGGCGACTATCGCACTGGCCAAAAGCATCCTCGGGCAGCGCTGCGTTCGGCACGCGCTCCAGGGAGAAATCGTATGGACCAACCCTGACCTGCGGCGGCAGATCCGCGATGGGCGGTTTCACCGCAGATCCCCGTAGGCCCCGATCTCCGCCGCGAAATAGACCGTGATCACCGAGATCCCCCACGCCTCCCAGCGCCGGATCGTGTCGTCCGAGCGGGCGAAGCGTTGCGACAGGCGCCAGATCGGGGTGCCGAAGGCGCGGGCGACGATGATCTTGACCCCGCGCTCGCCCTCGGGCCCGCGGGCGTTCAACCAGGTCAGCCAGCCGAGGACGTCGAGGTAGCGGCCGATATCGGCCGGCGAGGGCTGGAAGCGTTTCGCGCGGGCGGTCTCGTAGCCGTAGGCCTCGGTCGCTTCCATGACCGTCGACGGCCAGTTGCCGCGCGGGCTGCGCAGCCAGGAGCGTTCGCGATCGGGCACGACGGCGAGGGTGAGAATCGCGCGCTCGAGGAGCCGCCGGCAGGCCGGGTAAAGCTCCCTCAGCCGGGCGTCGGAGACCGGCGCAACGTCATTCGTCGCGGCCGCGGTGGTGCGGCCAACGCCGGCAGATGAGCGACTGGAAATGGCCCCCTCCGCGTCGAGCAGGCCATCGGTAGCGGACGCGCAGCAGCGGGAATGAAGCTAGCGGCAGGACGCGATTCCTACAACCGCAACAACGCACTGCGATAAAGACTTAACCATGGATCGCAGAACGCGTTGAGACTTTGCGGCAAATGCGCCATAAAACCGGCATCCACGATATAGCGTCGGACGATTCTGCATCCCGGGGCGGCCCTGCCGCCGGCCGGGATTTCGGCGTCCGCTCGGGGTCGTTCCCGTGTCGGTCACCCGGCGCTGATCGTGTTTGAACAGCCTCACCAACTCTCCGCAGCTACCGATCCGGCCCATCGGTCGGGTGCGCAGCGCCCCCGGGCGCCTGGCCTGTCCGGCCAGGCCCCGGGGTTTCTTTTCGGTGCAGCCCACAATGCCGCGGCTCGACCCTCCGACGATCATCCGCTCGGAGAACGGCAAGCGGGTGCAGGTGCGCCGCGCGAAGCTTCCGCCAGGGCCCGCGGACGCCGAGGCGGCCACTGCCAAGGCATTCAATGTCCATGACACGCTCCAGGCGCTGTCAGGGCGGGTGAGGCGCCTCACCGTTTCGCGGATCGATCCCGAGCGCTTCCACACGGAGCGGTCGGACATCGCCGCCGAGATCCAGAAGGTCGCCGAGTTCTTCGGTCGACCGCCGGCATAGGAATTCGATGCGGGTCTCGCTGCTGCTGATCGCGGCGCTGGTGCTGACCAGCTGCGCCGATCCCCTGACCAGAGCCCGCCACGATGCGGGCTACCAGTCGGTGTGCGTCGAAAGCCACGTCGGGATGGTCTTCATGCCCGTAAGCACGGGCAAGACCGTGATGATGATGCCGCAGTACCAGTCGATCTGCGACCGCCGCGAGTGGCAGTGCGTCGAGGCTCCTTGCCCGCCACTGCCAATGGCGATCGCCAACGAGGGCTACAGGACTCAGCGCGGGGCCTAGAGCAAACGGCGACGCCGTCGACACCGGCTGCTACCGGCCGGCAGGGCGCCCCTCTCTGTGCGTGCCGCGACGCCGGGCGCCCGCGCTGAGACCCCGACCATTTTCCTGAGGGGCGCGCCGCTCGAAGCATCGGCGGCGACGACAATGCGCCGGCGTAGCGTTCCCACCGACCAGCTCGAGCTCACGCTCGCACCCCGGCCATTCGTGTCCGGAGCGTTCCGGCGGGGCGAGCCGACGGTAGAGGATCTGCGCCGTGTCCGCGGACCTGGTCTCGCTCCCGGCGAGCCGGCGCTCTTCGGGCTGACCTACGCGCAGTATCTGCGCAGCGACCGCTGGGCGGAGCTCAGGGCCGAGGCGATCGAGCGCGACGGGCACGCCTGCCGCTTCTGCAACAAGCCTGACGACCTTTCGGTCCATCACCGCCGCTACCCCGCCCGCTGGGGCGAGGAGACGGTGCAGGACCTCACCACGATGTGCCGGGGCTGCCACGCCGTCTTCGGCTGGTTCCGCCGCCTCCATACGGAGCGGCGCCGCCTCGGCACGTAGGGGACCGACCACGCTGGGCACCCGCAAGATCGACCGCAAGCTTCGACCCGAGGGGACGATGTTCCGACCGCCGCGGCTCCTGTTCGCGCCATTGGTCACGCTGGCCGCGATGGTCGGCGTCATGACCGGCAATGCCTCGCTCTTCCTCCCCGGGCTGGGCCTCGCCGATGCTACCGGCCGCCGGCAGGCGACACCACGGGATCTCCGGCGCGCCGCGCCGCGGGTGAAGCCCGACCCGGTGCCCAACCCTGTCTCTCGCCAAGTGCGACGGGCGAACGAGCGGCGAGGTACCTCGCGGTACCTTCCGGTACCTGCCTATCGTCGGCCGACCGGCCTCAAACTGCGCCACAACCCCAACGCACCCCGGCACGTCTCCGGGACGCGCTTCAAGGCCCGCATCATGCGGGATGTGGCGTGAGGCCAGCCCCGGCCGGGCTGCCGGCGTCGGACTTCCGGACGATCGCCGCCGACCTCCACCTCTTCGCCGAACGCGAGGCGATGGGACGGGTCGGGCTCGAGACGTTCATCGCCAAGGCCGAAGTGGTCGAGATGGCGGATGCCAGCCGCAGCCATGTGCTGCGGCAATGCCTTGTTGAGACCGACAGGGCGGCAGGGAGTGCTGCCAGGCTGTCGTCGCTATTCTCGGTCCTGGCCGAGCACGAGGACGAGGTGAGGGCGTTCGTCGCTCAGCTCCTCGAGCGCCGGCCGCGCATTGTCGCGTTGCCGCAAGGCGACAACGATGACGCTACCGGGTGCATCCGGCCGATGGTCAATGGAGAGGTGCTGGCCGGCAGCTTCAGCACCGAGATCGTTGGCAGCTATCGCAAGCCAGCCGAGGTGATCATCCGGTTGCGCGGACGGTCCGTCGAGTTCGCCCACGAGAGCGCCATCGATGAGCGGGCGCGAGGGCCGAAGCCAAGAGGCTGAGGCCTACCGAGGCTGGTACAAGCTGGCGCGGTGGTGTGGACGCACCGGACGCCGTCAACAGCATCTCAGGGTCGAGCCGCTCTGCAGGCGCTGTCTCGCCCGCGGTCTCGTCAACGACGGATCGCGCAAGGCGGATGGGTCGCTCGAGCCCAACCCGCGACGTCGCTACCTGGTGGTCGACCATATCGAGCCCCATCGCGGCGATCCGGTGAAGTTCTGGGAGGGTGAGCTCCAGACCCTCTGTCCTGACGATCACGACATCCTCAAGCAACGCGAGGAGCGCGGTCGCCCCAGGCAGGCGATAGGCGCCGACGGGTTCCCATCCATGGCAATAGCCACAGGCCCCGGGGGGGCGGTCAGAATTTCCAGAAAAGCGCCAGTTTAAGGACCAGCGGAGCAAGTAAAAAGTCGTAGTGGCGAATTGAAATCCTGGGCTTTTGCAATTTGACGGCCGGAACCGGCCGGGAACGATGGCAACGCGCGGGCGGAAGCCGAAGGCGACGCATCTTCACCTGGTGACCGGGACGTTTCGGGCCGATCGGCACGGTGGAGAGGGCGAGCCGGAGCTCGAGGCGGCGATCGAGAAGCCGCCGAAGCTCCGCGGACGGGCGTCGCAGCTCTGGGACCAGTTCATCGCCCGCGCCTTCTGGCTCCGATGGGCCGACGGCCCAAAGGCCCTGGTCTGGTGCCACCTCCAGGCCGAGTTCGAGAAACGACCGCTCGGGATGACGGCGTCGCGGATCGCGCAGCTGCGGGCGCTCGGATCCGAACTCGGGCTCGACCCCGCGTCACGGGCGCGCCTCGCCGGATCGGACAGCGCTGGTAATGGCGGCAAAAAGGACCCCGCCGCAAAGTACGGCCTCTGATCCGGTCACGGCCTGGGCAGAATCAGTCGTCGCCGGCGAGGTGGTCGCGGGCCCGCATGTCAGGAATGCCTGCAAGCGCCACCTGCAGGACCTCGTCGACGGCCCGGCGCGCGGCCTCCATTGGGACGCCGACGCGGCGCTCCGCGCGATCGAGTTCTTTCCCGACGTCCTCCGGCTGAACGGCGGCCAGTTCGAAGGCGAGCCGTTCCACCTGCATCCGTCGCAGCAGTTCAAGACCGGGTCGATTTTCGGCTGGAAGCGCACCGACGGCACACGCCGCTTCCGCCGCGCGTACATCGAGGAGGGCAAGGGCAACGGCAAGTCGCCCTGGGCGGCCGGCACCGGAATGTATTGCCTCGTCGCCGACGGCGAGGCCCGGGCCGAGGTCTATGCCGCGGCCGCGAAGAAGGACCAGGCCTTTATCCTGTTCCGCGACGCCGTCGCGATGCGCGAGCAATCGCCGGCACTGGCGCGCCGGCTGGTAACATCGGGCAGCAACCCCGTCTGGAACCTCGCCGATCCGGTCAGCGGCAGCTTCTTCCGGCCGATCTCGCGCGAGGCGCGGAAGTCCGGTTCGGGACCGCGGCCGAGCTGCGTGCTCACCGACGAGGTTCACGAACATCCCGATCGCCGCGTCATCGAGATGCTCGAACGCGGCTTCAAATGGCGGCGCCAGCCGCTCCTGGTGATGATCACCAATTCCGGCTCGGACCGGAATTCGGTGTGCTGGGAGCAGCGGCAGCACGCCGTCCGGGTTGCCGCGGGTACGCGGACCCCGGACGACGCGGGCACCTATGTCGGCACCGAGGCGGTCGACGACACGACGTTCTCGTTCGTGTGCGGTCTCGACCTCGGAGACGATCCCGAGGATCCCGGCTGCTGGGCGAAAGCCAATCCGCTGCTCGGGGTCACCGTCACCGAGGAATACCTCGCCGGCGTCCTCCGCCAGGCGCGGGACATCCCGGGCTCCCGCAACGGGATCCTGCGGCTGCATTTCTGCGTCTGGACCGACGCCGAGACCTCGTGGGTGTCGCGAGAGGCGCTCGAGGCGGTGCTGGCGGACTTCGACCCCGGCCAGCATGCCGGGCGGCCGGTCCATCTCGGCGTCGACCTCTCGGCGACCAAGGACCTGACGGCGATCGCGGTGGTCGTCCCCACCGGGACGGTCATTGTCGATCGCGATGGGGAAGACGTCGCGCTGCCGACCTTCGACGCCTGGATCGAGGCGTTCACGCCGGCTGACACGCTGGCGGCGCGCGCCATCGCCGACCAGGCGCCTTACGATGTCTGGGTGCGGGACGGGTGGCTGAACGCCACGCCCGGGCAGCGCATCCGGCTTGATTTCGTGGCGGCGAAGATCGCGGCGATCGCGGGCGGCTACGACGTCCACGAGCTCGCCTATGACCGGCACACCTATGACCGCCTGCGGCTCGAGCTCGACGACCTCGGGGTCGACGTCGCGGAGATCGAACACCCCCAGGGCGGCCGCAAGCGCGGCAAGGCGCCCGAGGACGAACTGAAGGAAGCCAAGCTCGCCGGCACCGAGCCGACGCCGGGCCTTTGGATGCCGGGCTCGCTGATCGAGCTCGAGGCGCTGATCCTCGACGGCCGGATCCGGCTGCTGCGGAACCCGGTCCTGATCTCGGCCTGCATGTCGGCCGCGACCGACCACGACGACTTCGGCAACCGCTGGCTTGCCAAATACAAGGCGACCAACCGGATCGATCCGGCGGTCGCTCTCTGCATGGCGGTGGGATCGGCGACGCGCCGGCCCGCGCCAAAGCGCGCGCCCGACGCGGCCGCGATGATTGGCTGAGAAGGCTCACCACAAATGATCATTCGGAAGGCCACCGCCACCGGCGGCGGCGAAGGCATGGAATTCGTCCTGTCGGACGAGACGGTCGACCGCTACGGCGACGTGATCGAGGCCGACGGGTGGGATCTCCGGAACTTCAAGAAGAACCCGATCGCGCTGTTCGGCCATAGCAGCTCGTTTCCGATCGGCCTCTGGGAGGATCTGCGGGTCGAGGGCCGCAAGCTCATCGGCCGGCTGGTGCTGGCGACGCGCGGCACAAGCCACCGCATCGACGAGCTGATCAAGCTGGTCGAGCAGCGCATCCTCCGCGCGGTATCGGTCGGCTTCCGGGCGCTCAAATACGAGCCGCTCGATCCGGAGCGGCCATACGGGCCGCAACGCTACAAGAAGCAGGAGCTGCTCGAGACATCGCTGGTCGCGGTCCCCGCCAATCCGGCGGCGCTATCGCTGGCGAAGTCCCTGAACCTCTCTGAAGAGATCATCTCCCTTGCCTTCGGCGAGCATGCCGACATGAGGCCCCGGGGGATGCCTGAAAACGGCAGGCATGCCGCGACGATCACCACCGCGGCGCAGCCGCAACGGAAAGCATCGAACATGAAGACCGTATCCCAGCGCCTCGCCGAGGCGCAGGCCAGCCTTACCGCGAAGCAGGCGAAGCTCGCCGAGCTGAACGGCGCCGACGCTCTCGACCACACCGCGATCAACGCCCTGAACGACGAGATCGAAACGCTGGCGAAGGACGTCGAGGTCCTGGAGCGCTCCGAGAAGCAGCTGGCCACGAAGGCCGCGGCCGCGTCGCCCGCGGTCAACCGCCGCCCGCTCGGCGCCGCCAAGAAGGAGCTGAGCGGCATCGACCTCCTGGTCCGCCGGGCACTCGTCCACGGCGTCGCGCTTCACACCGGCCAGAGCATCGAGAAGGTCCTCGAGCGCCACTACCCGGATCGCGACGAGGCAACCGAGATCGCCGTCACCAGGGCGGCAGCTCCGCTTGCCACGACCGGCACCTCCGGCTTCGTGTCGCAGCTCATCCAGTCGACCTGGGCGGGCTTCCTCGACGCGCTGCGCGGCCGCTCGGTCTATCCGCTGCTCCGCGAGCGCGGCTATGCCGTCTCGTTCGACGCCGCCGGCACCGCCTATCTGCCGCAGCGGACGGGGAGCGGTGCCAACGGCTCGTTCTTCGCCGAAGGCTCGCCGATCCGCGTCGGCCGCATCACCGTGGCAGCACCGACCTTCACCTCGCGCAAGATGGGCGTGATCATCCCGTTCAGCCGCGAGGCGGCGAAGCGGTCGACCCCCGAGCTCGAGCCGGTGCTCCGTAAGGCGATCATCGAGGACACGGCGGCGACGCTCGACTCGATCCTCCTCGACGCGACCGCCGGCGACACCGTTCGCCCGGCCGGCATCCTCAACGGCGTGTCCGCCGTGGCCGTCGGCTATGGCGGCGCCGACCACGTGGCCGTCAAGGAGGACTTCAAGGCGCTGCTTGCGCCGTTCATCGCTGCCAACGCGGTCGACGGCATCACGGTGGTCATGAACCCGACGCAGGGCCTCAACATCTCGATGATGGACGGCCCGGAGAACAATGCCGGCTGGTTCGCGGAGATCGCCAAGCGGGTGACCTTCGTCGAGTCGACGCACGCTACGGCGGCTCGCCTCGTGGCCATCCGCAACCCGGACTTCGCCACCGCGCTCGGCGACATGCCGGAGTTCGAGCTCAGCAACCAGGCGACGATCCACATGGAGGATACGAGCCCGGCCGAGATCGTCGCGACCGGCCCGACTGCCGCCGCGCCCGTCCGCTCGCTGTGGCAGACCGACTCCAGCGCCATCCGCATGATCATGGATGTGTCGTGGACCATGGCCCGCAGCGGCATGGTCCAGTGGATCAACGGCACCAGCTACTAGGCCGGTCCCGGCAACCAACGGAACGCTTCGCAGGGCCAATCCTGGCCCTGCCTTTTCACCTTGGGCGGGGGATAGTCCCGCGGGAGCAAACCCCATCATGCTTCGGAGATTCGAGCTGCCGATCACCGTCGATTCCGGCGGTGATGCGGAGGTGTTCACGCCGCCCGTCTACGGGCACCTCCATTCCATCCGCTACGTCAAGGACGACTTCGCCGACGGCGTCGATTTCGTCCTGACCAACGAGGACACCGGCGAAACTCTCTGGTCGGAGGAGAACGTCAATGCCTCGGCGACCCGATATCCGCGGGCTGCGACGCACGGCACCACCGGCGTCGCGGCGCTCTATGCCGCCGGCGAGCCCGGCGTCCTCGACCGGATCGCGATCTCCGGCAGCCGCATCAAGGCGGTGGTCGCCTCCGGCGGCACCGAGACCTCCGGCACGCTCCACATCACGATCGACGGGTGACGCACCATGGCAAGAACACGGAAATTCACTGTCGTAGCC